TTAAGCATTGTTAGTATATTCTTAGGTTCCTTATCTGGAATAGATACAACTTCTACATCTTTAGTCACCTTATTTTTCTTTTTTGCTGCCTTCTTAGCCATTTCACCTCCAAAAGCATGCGTTTATAGTATGCGCACCCCACTTAATTATTAAGTCTGATCGTCTACAGTTGAACCCACATGATATCTTCCCAGAGCACTATCATATACCGCAAATAAAGGTACATGTTGTGCTGCGGTTATAGTTTGAGAAGGTAGTATATTACCCCCGCTAACAAATCCTCCAGGAGATGCCGCCTGAAAGATAATACATAACATATGATCTCCACTAACTGGAGGTAATATAGTTGAAACAGTACCAATATTACTAATAATTGTAAGAAATGATTCAGGTGCAATAGTTTGAGCTGAGCCTATTACAGCAATATGAGTTCTTCCAAATGACGCACTACTTTGAACAGTAGAGAATTTCTGGAAATCAAGGTCTGACATTATAATCCTCCTTAATATCCAGATGGAACTGCCAGTGCGTCAATATATGCAGTAGCAGCTGGATTGTTAACGAATGTTTGCATACCAACTGTCATATAGAAGATGTCAGCAGTTGCCACACCACCAGATGCACCACGAATCTCAAAGATTCTACGTCCATCAGTAGTATAGAAACCAACAGGTAGAATTTCAGCTCTACCCCAAACATCATCTACAACAAAGTCAATACGCGTTTTATCCCAGTTATAAGATTCTTTAACTGGAGCACCTGCCATCTGCATATTATCAAAATACAGATTTAAACCTTCTTCAGTAGGCTTTTTGAAAATTGTAGTTACAATCTGCCCAATTTCCTCATAAGCCTGCTTTTGTGCTGGATGCATCCATGCATTAGGATTAAAGTTATTATCAATCCCAACACGATTACCAATCTTATTTACAGCAAGTCTTGGGAAAGGTAATGTTAATACACCACCACCAGCATTTACTCTATTGCTTCTAATTTCTGGAGTAGTAGCCCTAGAAAATCCGAGCCATGTTCCGGCAGAAGCATTAGAGTGATGATAAGGTACGCCATAAAGACCAGGTAATGAAAGCGGAGAATCAATACCATCTGTAACTATTAAATCAGTTGCCATTGCACCAGAAATAGAAGGTGTAATATGAATGGTTTTATTCTCTACATCCCATAATGTAATCTTCGATTTACCACGGTTAGCAGCCAAGGTTGAATTGAAGATTTGAACTGTTTGATCAAATCTCATCAACCTTGCGCCGAAACCATCAGTATCTAACGTAATGACATCACTATCACCTGAAACTGTAACAGTAGTAATAGTGCCAATAACGCCAGTACCATCCTGCATCATTTGAGAATCCAACTGTCGTCTCAACTCATCTAATGCAGTAGCAGTTAATCTACGAACCGACGAGATAATAGCCTTACGATTATCATCAGTTGCCCATTGCGACAACTTAGTATATTCGATGTTCTCACTTAAGAATACAGAAGTAAGAACGGCCTTATCAAATGTCGGTCCACCACCACGTCCCAAATCTCCACCATCAGCATTGAAATACTGAAAGCTTCCACCGGGACGCAATTCAAGTGGAACGCGCATCTGACGATTAGAAATACGCTCAACATCTCTTTTCTTGATGTTAGCATAAAACTTATCGTCACGCTCGAAGACCACTCGAATCTTCGGAATGACTCGCTCAAGTTCTAATGCTTCAACTTGAGCTTCGGTTAATGCCATAATTTCTCCTTAAAAGAAATTGAATCTAAACCCATCCACACTCGATTCTACGTGGAGTACAAAATTTGCCTCGCCACCAAAACTAATAGCGATTGGATTAGTAGGATGAAGGAGAAAACCATCATCAGAATTAATACCTTTTAACTTTGTGGCAACTGTATTTCCTGCAGGAGGAATAATAACACATCCTACCGAAACACTTGAACCCGCAGAAGGAACAATTATAACATTATCCCCAATATTTAAATCTATTACTACTATCTGTCCTGGGGAATTTTGATTTTCCTGAATGGAGAAATTATCATCTGTTTCTGAATCTCCTGTCCAGGTCAAATGCATGTTCAAGTTTGATGTTACAGCCATCGGATTTAATCCTGATTAAAGAAATCTACCGTACTCATACCCTTTCCATCCTTAGATCTTTCACTACTCTTAGTTCTCGTTGTAGAGGAAGTAGTGCGTCCTCTTTCTTTAGTTTTGCCACCTGAAGATGATTTACGTCCTAAGCCTTTTAATGCCTCTTGTCGGACTTTTCGAATCACTCTAGGTAACACAGTTTTTGCTTTAGAGAGATATGCCCCTCTAATTTTGCGCATTGAGTCTTCTGAGTAGTTTTGCTCATTTGCGCGAATCCATAAACCATCTAAAATTTTGGTGAACCTATTATCGTCACCAATTTGTTCCTGCATTTGCGATAATACATCTTTGACCGCGCGCGACTTTACATATTCAGTCATAGAATCGCGGGGATCAATACTAGAATTTATAGTAGCTGTCAATGAATTTTCAATACGTTTGGACATATCTCCCTGAACCGTATTGAATCTTTCTTCTCTCCATTCATCGCGTTCAGAATTATCATCTTCGCTACGTTCTTTAGCTAACTTTTTAGGAGCTTCAAATTCCTTTGTTTGAAATAAGAACTCCTGTAATATTTGTGCAGTATTTTGTAAATTCTCGTCTTTCCTACTTTTACCCTCTCGCGCAAGTGTAATAATTAAATTCTTAGCAACGTTACCGATTACATGCAATTGCGCATTAGGATCAACTTTTCCCAGAACCTCAATGTAATTATCAACTATCTCATTGAAGGAATTCTGGTCATTATCTCTTACTAACTTGAGTACTGTCTCTGTATCGCCATCCATCAACTGTGCTTCAAAACGCTCCATGTATTCAGCTTTTTCAGCTGCTTCTTTGGCGTCTCTAACAGTTGGAAATACCTCAACAAATTTTTGATCGCGATAGAATGCTTCCTCAAGATACGGAAACTCTTTAAAGATTTTTGGGTACTTCTTTAAAATATCTCTTTTACGAAATGGAGCAACTAAACTTAATTCTTCTTCGTCATCATCGTCTTTGTCTTCGTCTTCTGATTTATCTTCCTCTTCATCCTCTTTATCTTCAGTTTTCCCTTCTGGTTCTTCTTCCTCATCCGGCTCATCTTCTTCTTTATCTTCAGTATCCTCTAATTCTATTTTATCCTCTGGCTCATCTGTTTCAGTAGCCTCATTTAACTTATCTAAAATTCCTTGTGCAGATAAACTACCATCATCTTCATTGGACTGGTCCTGGGGCATTAGGAACTCCTTCAACTGGAGGTTGTGGCGCTCCTATATTACCTTGTCCACCTGGAGCGCCAAGTTCAGGTGGTGGTCCCATCTGTTGTTGCATTTTCATCATTTCAGCTTCTAAATGCATTTTCATATGTAATAGTACATTCTTATAACCTGCGGGATTTTCCTGTTTAGCCAATCTACCCGCATCAGATATTAACCATGCTTTGCAAATATCCGCTTGAACCGGGTTATTATCTACATCAGGTTCAATTTCAACAGAAGGTCTTTCTATCTCCTGTTCCATTGGCATACCTGACATAGGATCAATCATAGGTTGCCCCATAGGATCTAACTGAGGCACCATTTCAGGAATAGGTTCTGTATTAGAAAGTACTTTTATTTCCTCATATTGTTTCTGTCTATCAGCTTCACCAGGAACAACAAATTGATTTAATCCTACTGCCTCACTAATAAATGGTAAATTTTCAGGACTGGTCAATGCTTCCAATACAGCAGGAATTTGCAATTGCATTAACTGCATAATTGCATCCTTCTTCTGTGACCAGGAAATTGGCAAATTCTCATCAGATTCTAATTCTATTGAACCAATTTTTCCCTGTAATTCAGCTGTACGAATAAATACATTGATGAAGTTTCCAGACTCATCCTTCATGGAGAAACTTTCATCTTCTACTACATCTTTAATATACGCAGGAATTACTTTCCCAAATATAGTCTTCCACCAAACTGTAAACATTGTCCAGGGAGTTTGAAGTCTTTGTAATGCCTGTGCGCGACTCATACTATATTGCGCAGCAGTTTCTCCACTTCCTGGCATTGCACCACCAAATAGTGATGGTAATGCGCCTACAGTTAATTGACCAAGACTTTGTATCTCTTTACCAAACGGTAATACTTCTCTAGATAATGATGCAGTCTTTATCTCATGAAATCCATCACTAATATTCCGATTCAACATAGCCTTTGTCGGAAATATAGTTCCTGGAGAAACTTCTGTCTGTCTATATTGATTAAAGTTAATTACCGACGGATCAGCAAATGTCTGTGGTATTCCATGCTCAATAGTTTGAAGTGTAAGTGAGACAAGTTCGTTAGTAATGTCCTGAATACTGGTGAGTAATAAACCAAGTGGGTCATGGTGAAGATAATCAGATAATGGGTTACGCGTGAGAGTCCAATGATCATCTAAACAATCTCCATATGCTTCACAAAATTCCTCATTAGCTAATGTTACCTTTACTCCCTTAGGATATTTATTAGATAACTTCTCAGCTAACTCTTTAGGTAATACATTATACGAAACTGGCCTCAACCAACATTGTCTAAGAGTAACAGTGTCAATAGGATATTCACCCTGATATTGTGGACTTAATCTACCCCATCTTTCGTAGGGATCATAAACTCCACCAGAATCATATCCTACCTTACTTTGCCAATCTTGAATGTCTGAAAGATGACGCCACTTTTCTATAATGTATGTGTAGTGTGTTTCATATGAGTAGAAGAGATACGGCATTTGCTCTGGCGTAATTGCATAATTAGGAACCTTAACGTATAGTCCACCATATGCTTCAATCTTCTGCCGCGTCTTTGGTTCATCAGTAGTTCCTACAAAACGAGGAACTTTAAGTGTAGTTTTTTCTCTTACATCTCCTAACTCAATCGCGCACTCAGGACATCTTAATTCCTGCGCCTTTGGATCATATTCATTATCTACACGTTGCTCATCTACGTCCTCATAGAAAGTATCTAATTCTGTTCCACACTCAGGACAGAGATGATGTTCTTCATCTACATCTTTATAAGTATCTTTACGATATGTTCCATGCTTCTCATCAGTATCTGGATAATTGTAACAGAATACTAATCCTTCAGTACAGAAGATATATAATGCATGTAACCAAACTAACTGTAAATCATTATGCTTGAATATAAGCTCTGCAATATTATTACCTGCCTTAGCTGTAGCAATATCTAATGAATTATCTGCATCATCAGGATAACAGCTTGGCCTAGGTATTCTAATACTTAATGCTGCAATAATCGATTCAAGGTATGCCCTAAAAACATTAACAGGCTTATCATAATAATCGTTTTGATAATCAGTTTCGAGATTCGTATCGTAGTTGAAGATTCTCCAATCATGAGCAACCTCCGAATACCATACTCTTTGAAATCCATCCCAGTATAATTTTAATCTTCTCCATTGACGTATCTGCCTATCGCGCACAGCTCTATCCTCTTGATCGAACTCTTTAATTATCTTCAATAAGAGTTCTTGAATATCTTCAGAGGGTAGTTTATCTTTATCACTCATCTGCGTTTAATTTTCTCAGGCATATCTTTAAAAGTACCAAATGCCTTGCGAAGTTTTTCTAATAATCCACCTTTGCGTTTATATCCTTTTACGGCTTGTTCGCGTGCGCGTTTTCTACGTCTCTTACTTTCCTTTGGATCATCATCTACTTTCTTCTTACGTTTAAATGGACCAATATCTAATGCCATTAACCACCCCTAATAATGAGGATTTCCCTTTTTCTTTTTCTTACCATGTAATATTTCTTTAGCGACTTCTGGAGATGGCCCAGGCCCACCATGAGTAGGCTTCCAACCATGTTCAATCGCTTGCATGTACTTCTTCTGTTTCTTCGATTTTGGTGGCATCGTTATCTTCCACTTTTAATGCTTTTTCTAATTCCGGAATAGATTTTGCATTCTTTAATTCTACTTGTTTATCTTTTAATAACTGAGCTTCGTGTCTATCCTGTTCCTCTAATATTCTACGTTTCACATGCCAAGGAACAGGTAGCTTATTAATAGGTTCAGGTATCTTTAATTCTGAAGGGATTTCACCTATAGATGTAGGCATTAACCTTTCAAGTAATACCTTATTCTGTGTCTGTACAAAATCTAATTGCGCCTGAAGAGTTTTACATGTTCCACATTCCCTCTCTTCAATACAATGAGTACAATGAGGATTAAATAGTCTATGAATCCATTTCAATGTCTATATCTCCTAACAGGTCTAATCATATTATCATCAACTTCAGTCTGTCTCATATTTCTATAGAAAGCTGTATAATCTTGAGTATTCTCTAACTGATCAACTATCTTCTGTTGTTGTTCAGCCTTCTTCATTTCCTGTTCAGCTTCGTCGAAATATCTTGCCGCAGTATCTACGAGATAACGACTCCCATCATAAGGATCATCACCATCAAACTGAGCCACATCCTCAATACGAGTTTTATCATATACACATGACTTAATCGCATTTTCTAATTCGCTAGGTTTCTTACCATCAACATTACAATTATCAAATATTTGTAACTTGGGTAAATTACCTTCTGGTTCAGGCGGTTCAAATGATCTTAAATGAGATTTGTATTCCTGTAATCCCTTATTACGTAGAATCCATAATGCCTGTTCCTCATCAAATATTCTCTTCTCAAATTCAGGAACAAACTTAGGCTTCCATCGTAAAAATTCATGTAATAATAATTTACCTGCTACGCGCGATCCAGGAGAATTTTCTGTCAACTCAACTGGACATCCAATCTCTTCTGTTATTTGCTGCTGAATAGTTTGTTCTCTTCCAGTATCTTGTCCAATGGACTTACAGAATCTAACGACTCGCGGCTGCTCAGATTCAATGTAGGTTCTAACATATGGAGTCCACTCTGATATCTTAACTTTCTTCCAAGTTTGTTCTCTATATAAATAGACACGTCTAGCTGGTGATATGGCCGCATATCCAACCCAAGTATTAGCCGCAAATCCCCAATCTCCTACAACTAATTTAGGCCACCAGTGAGGTATATCGAAAGAAGGAATAATATGTAAAGCGTTATCAGGTTCATCAGGAAATCTTTTCGTTCTAAATTCGGTAAAGACTGAACCTTCAAACGCATCCCATCTACCATACTTCTTAGCTTGTTTCTCAGCTTCCGGTAATGCCTCAAGTTGTTGTTTATATTCATCGCTTACATGTGGATTATCAGCAATCGTAGCAGGTATAAATATTCTCTTTACATTACCTTTACCCCGAATTACTTTTAATCCATTAACACACGGATCAATAAATCTCTTTCGTACCCAATTATGACCAACATTACCAGGATTACTTGCACACCTTGTAATGGCAGGTAGACCACTCAATTTAGAAGAACGATTACGCTCTAATGTAATATATAAATACTGCCACTCTGTAAATGATGTAAGCTCATCAAATGCAACATAGTTTGGTTGCATTGAATCATAATTGTGTACGTCGTCCTCATTTTCACAGTGCCCGAAGAAAAACAAAGCTCCCGAGGGAAATGTCCAGAGCTTTTCATTTTGATTGTAAGTTGCTCCAAGCTTTCTGAAGATTTTCTTACTTCTCGGGATGATTTCATTTTTCAATTCAGGGAAAGTTCTACGGAGAAATAATCCTTTAAATTCAGAGTTTTCGTGGAACCTGTGTAGTATAGGATATAAAAGTAATACGTCGCTTTTTCCTGCACCCAAAGCTCCAGCATAAAAGCCCTCCTTAATCTCATAGGGCAGAGAGAGGAAAGCTTCTTGTTTTCTTGTTGGTCGCCACTCATTACCAGATGACACCAATTTTTACCTCATCAGCACTTGTTCCTATAAGAGCCCAATCAACTAAATTAATTGTATTCTGACTAAACTCTAAAAAGAATGGTGCTTGAGGAATAGTACTAGCAGGAATTTCAATACGGAATATATTATCAGTAAGACTCGGTACATCTTCAGCTGAGCCTACACCTACTATTCCAGTATTGCCAGACGCGGCTTGAAAAGTTAATGCCTTAATGTAATCATCTCCAATACGACCTGGAGCTTCATCCTTAAGATTCTGAACAGTTCCATCTAATGTTATTGTGTAATGACGAACAGGCATATTGTCCCCACATGAAGTAATGTGCTAATCAGAATCGAAAGAGATTGTATATTCCCAACCCTATAACGCCACCTATAAGATGATGCTCTTTCAATACCACCACTAGGCGCTGCACTATCTCCAAGCCCTACCAATATAAATACTTCCACAGAAGCTGGATCACCGATACCCAAATTAATAATGTCGCCAACAGCCATTATGTAGCCCTAGTAATAGAAGTTGGAGAAGAACCACTATCTAATGTGAATGTCATTAATCCTGTACTACCATCTGGCTTCGTAACTGTTACTGTAGTTCCTGCAACAGATCTTTCAGCTAAGAATTGCCAAATCATATATAAAGCTTGATTAACAGAAGGAAATGCACCATCAGCAGAAACTGAATCAGCAAGAGCTGAATTTAAATCAGTTTGTATATTTACAGAAGCATTTCCTACTGCAATTATTTCATACGTCACACCTGCTTGAATAATAGAATCCAATGGAACATCGAAAGTAAACGTATCCAATGATTCATCAAAATTAACTACTCTTCTAGTAAGCCCTGCTAATGGCCCACTAGTAATCAATATAATCATATCATTCCAAAAATCTCCGGCTTCAGTTTTTCCTGTATCTATTAAAGTCAGAGTATTTACGGAATTACTTGATGCAGTTCCCTGTGCAAGTGATCTTATAGCAGTTTGACTTGGGGAATCTATCTTTACTTCTCCACTAACGTTAAATCCATCCGCTCCATCTCCGATTAGAGCATCAAAAACATCTTCATCTAATACTTGCCAGAAGAAAGTTAGAGGTACAATATCAAGGTCTACACTGGAGAATGTAATTGCCAGCCTACCTACTGTATCTGTCTCGGCAGCGGTAAATAAATATGTATACCATCCTACGCGGTCAGTATCATCAATTTCTGCAAAAGTACCATCAATAACTGTACCACCATCTGCATTCTTAAATATAAGTCTATTACCTGTGGTAAAGCTACCCGTTTCTAATCCTGTTTCAGGAGTCTTTAAATCAGTACTTAGAAAGGGACCAATGGATACAGTTGGTGTAGTATCCTTTTTTAGAAACCCTCCAAATGATGTATGCGCCATAAAAAAATCCTAAGTGTTAACAATCGCCACTGCTATCGATGAAGGAGTAAAAGAACTAAAAGTTACCCCCGTAGTATCCTCTAAATCAAACTGTTGTCTAGTCCGATCTTCCTTTGTAATTTCTACTACACCCTGCTCAAATTGAAAATCCACACGAGAAGAATTTAAAAACTGAAGAGATGTCACTTCTCTGTCTGGACCTAAAAATCCAGTCACCGTAACTGTTGCAAGTCTCCCCATAATCTTATTCCTTAGTCCGAGATGGTGTAATTCAAATCACCATTAGAGGCAACTGCTACTGTGATAGTATCAACTCCCTCCATTTCCAAATAAGTGAATTGACCATTAGCACGTCTAACAGCCACTACATTTCTATTAATAGGAAATTGAATATCTCGCGCGCCATTAATAACTACATTCCCATTCCCACCTACTCCAGCATTACCAGTAAAATTTACATTAACAACTCTCATCTCATTCCTCCGTGACGTCTATTACGTCAAATGAATCCATCTTCTTTTGTTTCGGAGTGAACAAGACAAATCTTACATTCTGTTCATCTCCATCTTGACCATCCATATCTTTAACAATACTAGACATATCTTTAGCCACACCAGAGAGTTCTCTAGCTGAAGCTTCTTGCAGTTTATCTGGAGTGAGATTCTTGAGAGACTGTAAAAGTTTCTTGCGCGCTTTAATCGCAATCTTTTCTTTTACAGTACGTATGTGAGGGGAAATACTTTCGTGCGGTTCGTGGTATGTAGATAGAGAAGAGGCTCCTTTTTTGTAAGCTGAAACCGAACCCTTCTTTATGCCGAATTCATTTGCTAATGCTATTGCTTCTTGGTTACCATCTGTTAGTGCAGTTTCACCAATTATCTTTTGTAATACATTAGGAACGCCACCATTACCATTTCCACGTCCCCGTTCAATATCTTTAATCTCTACCTCATCCTTATCACTCTCAGGTATAGTACCAGGGGAAGAATCAACCCTACTCAATTCCTCCTGTAATTCCTCGTCAGATACAAATCCAATAGGCATGACAGCCTTACCGTATGTTTTTATTACCTCATTTAGTCCCGAGCGCCCGTATTTAACCTAGGATACACTTAGTTTCGTCCATTATAGCAGTACTTTTCCGGCTTGTCAAGCACTATCCGCTTCTCGGGCCATATTAGCATAGTTTTTATCTTATTCCATAGGATGGGACCCTTTTATGAATTATTTGTATACCTTTTTATTCAAACTGATGAATTACTATAGTGATTAATGTTCCCTTCGGGGAACTGAAGATGAGACTCTTGTGAAGGGGTGTATACCCATGTGCATTCACATGCATCAATGAGAAATAATATGCAATCACACGCCATTATGTGCAGTCCTCGCCTATCACATCTCGAAGCATTTGTCAAGGCCCATGTAATAAATAAAAACATTTGCATATCTCTGGGATTATGGTATTATGTTTATGGAGGTTGATTGATTATGTATTACGAGATTGTTTACCCTTTGCTTCAATCGATGTCGATTACAAATGTGTCATTCATTCTGTTGGGCGTCCCATGCGCGTTCTACATCATTCACCACTCGCTCTCTCTTTTCTCTAATAAAGCTTGACATCATCATCATGATTTGGTATTATTCTCTTGTCCACTGACGGACACAACAAAGGAGCAGTCAAATGCAGACAAAAGCAGGAAAGTTTAGTTTCGAGGTTCCCGAAGGCCATCCGCAGCAAGGTAACAAAGTTGAAAAGGGATTCGAGTATCAAGAGGTAGAGTCTGACGAAGAGGCAGTGAAGATTCTAGCAGAGCGAAAGTGGCCACTTGCCAAGTTGGTAAACGATAAGCTTCGCACTTCGTCTAGAGCAAATGCATACCAGAATGCTCTATTGCCTTACAAGCGCACTGATGTTAGTCCTGAGGATGCAAAGAGAGCAATCGTTCGCAACCTTATCGGACTCGGTATGAGTGAAGCTGATGCAATCGCGCAGGCTGATCTGGCTGTATCCAAAGTCGGATAGTCAATAATTCAACCTTACATAATGACCTACTCTGAAATATGGGTAGGTCATTTTTTTGTCTTATCGTATGTGAAAATTATCACATGACCCCATAGGAGTCGATACCCGGCTACTGATCGACGTTCTATCCTAACCTACCTGATTTCTGTTCGACCCTCTTAGATGGGCTCTAAAGGGCCTTAAACGGCTTATTGCCCAATCACTTAGAGCCGTCTATTCGACCCTCGAACCCGATTACACTTCTGTAAGTCACTTTAACATACCAATAACTTAGCACATATTAAACAATAAAGAATTAGGCATAAAACATCTGAATACTAAACCAACAAATAGTAATGAATATATTTTACCGTAAGCTTTCAGGCGGATTTCAGCCAGGTTTCAGATACGTTTCGGCATCGTTTCAGCCTGATTTATTCACGGTAAACCGTTCATTTTCAGTCACTTAGGCTCTAGGGTGTATCCACAACATGAGCCGATATAGGCCCTAATCCGGTATGCAGTTGTCC